CAAACGCAGACTGGTATGCGTTTACATCTCCTGCGTATTCATCAAAGGTAGCGGCATCAGGAAAGCCAGCATAGCGGGCAAGTCTATTTCTGTTATTTTCTTTTGACGCTTCAACTCCTGCTTTATAGGCGTCAACATCTCCGCCGTATACCTGCATAGTTGAATGATTTGGAAAGCCAAGCTCCTTGGCCTCCATATCAAGCCTTTTCTTTCTATCAGACTTACTCTCTTGTAAAACGGCCTCAACAATATCCGGAGCAACACTGGCTGGAGTTTCTGCGGCAACATTAACTTCCCGTTGATCGGGAGCTTGCGTCGGGGCTTCTGCTGGAGCTTGTGTTGGTGGCTGAAAAAATGCTGGAGCTTGAGCGGTTTCTGGTTGGGCCACTTCAACAGGCTGCTCAGTAATGGGCTTGTTTGCCTCCATATCCCGAGCGTAAGCTTCTATGTCACCCTTGTATTTCTGCATGGTGGCATAGTCAGGAAAACCACCAATGATTGCTTGCGCCTCAAGATCATCCTGAAGTTCTTTGTAATCATCTTTTGATTTTTCAAGGTCGGACTGTAACTCTTGGTCGCCAGCCTTTAGAGCGGCGTCAACAGCTTGTTGTTCACCTCTGCCCGCTTCATCCGAAGATAAGCCAAGCGCAGTTTCCTCAACTGGGTCATAGTAAGCATTGTCTTCATCGCCAGAACCAAAAACAGAACCATCCTCATTTGGGTCTCGCCTAACTCCCGTAACAACAACTTCTGGCAGGACGTTATCTGGCGCGAGTTGTGGGGCAAAATTAAACTTTGGAAGGTCAACTTTTGGAAGTTCGATACCTCGTTTTCTAAGTTCCTCAATGTGAGCAATGTCGGGAAGCCTAATTCCTCCTGCCATAGCAACATCAGCAGATGATCCAGAAAGCAAGTTGCTGACATCACCGATGTTCTCTGGCGTGTAGGTGGGGCCAACAAAACCACTAAACCCACCGCCCCCAGCAACAATATCTGCAAGCTCTTGATCTGTAGCAACATCACCTGTGCCAGCAAAATTAAGATTGGCGGCAGCGTCTTCCGTTTGTTTTCTTATGGCATCGACCTCACCTTGACCAACTTGCGCAGAAGACGCCCCGAGCAATGGGTCTTTTTTAAGCGCATCTTTTACCGTTGATGTAAGGGTGTCAATTACGGCGGAGGTCAGCACCTTGTCTGCGTCTGCACCCGTAGCAATCTTGCCGAGAGCCGTGCCAAACTTTGCTCCAGTCTCCCCGCCAAGCTCCCGCCCGTATGTTCCACCAACGCTTGCCACCGCAGCGTTAAGCGCATTATCAAGAACATCGCCTTTACCCGTTATGGCAGATGAGATTGCGGCCGTGGAAGCCGAATTAACTGCGTTGGTGACGACTTTGTTAAATGCCGAATCCCCCATAGCTGTAGAAACGGCAGAACCAATGTTTTGTGCCACAAGGGGTGCAACCCCTGCGCCCACCGCGCCGCTAATTGCACCATCCTTAAAGTCCCCACCGGACAACTCTGCCATTGTTCCATTGACAATTGCAGCGCCTACGACTTTTGAAATAACTGTTGTAGCGGCAGTACCTGTTATTGCAGAACCTATGGCACCGCCCAATCCTGGCGCAAAGATTGACATTGCAAGATTTGCAATCTGCATAATCTCGCCAACATTACTGGTGCTGGGGCCTTCCTGTGTGTAAAAAACGGGGGTGCCATCGGCTCTGAACTGAACTCCAAACTGAGTTTGATTTTCCCCGGCATACGTACCGCTGAATATGTTTCCGCCGCGCATGTCATATCTGTTTGGGTCAATAAGAGGTTGATTTGTAACTTTATTGCCAAACGTTTCTTCGTATATGGGCGCTCTTGTAGTGGGATGATATGAAGAGATGTGGCGCTCAGTTGCCTCATCGTAATACATTGACTGTTCTTGCCGAATATCTTTTGGGTCTACGGGAACTTTGTTTTTTGTCGGGAAAATACCCGGCCCACCGTCTTCTCCAGCCCCAGGAACGATTTCGTGCTCAAAAGTATAGTAACCCTTGGATGGATCATTTGGATCGTTTTGATATACGGAAGCTGGTGCTCCACCACCCGTATCCGGAGCAAGTGTTTTAATTTTGCCAAACTGCTTGATGTCAGTAATGCCGATGCCCGCAAGCATCTTCCCCATGTCATAGGCGTTTTGTTCTGCCCCACCAAAACCTTTACCAGACCACTTGGCAGATGTGCCTTGATCAAGAATTTGCTTGGTTAAATTGTATTGAGTTAACGCGTTTTTGTTTGGTATGGAAGATAGGTCATACTTATTTTCATTTAAAAAATTTATTTGATCTCTTGCAGTTGCAAACTTGCCATCCGAACTAAAATTTTTAGCAACCCATGCTACTGGATCGCGCATTGCCTCGTTAATTACATTTTGTTTAATTTCCGATATAGGAGCCCTGTAAATATTTATTGCTTTTTTTGCGGCCCAAGTGTTTGGGGAAATATTATATTGACGTAAAGCCTCGTTATCAGCAAACGTATTTAATCCAGGGATTTGGTCTGGCGTAAAAGTTTTTTTGTCAGCCATATCAACCCACCTTCCAGTTTGTTCCGTCCGAATAGACGGGAACCGCGTTGGCCCCGCCGCCAGCCACAGTAGATGCAAAGGTTGTTGCGTTGGCATCAGAAACAAACGCCCGAGCCCCTGCGCCAGAGGTTGCTGCACTTGGTAGAGTTGCCACTGTATAAACCGTGGTTGGGGGAATAACCCCACTCCCTGTATCTAACTGTCCCAAGATACTCTGCAAGCGGGTGAAGTACAACCTATAGACGCTGTTTAACTGATCCTGATATGGACGTTGATACTCCTCTGGCGCTTGCGGTAAAGCAGGCGGTGCAATGCGCTGAAGCTCAAAGTCTGAGGTAACAATCATGCAAGACTCCAATGCAGACGTTCAAGTTCTTTCCGGGCGGCAGCGGCATCTTCCAGTGTGTCGAAGCATTTGGAATAGAACTTTTTCTTTTGTACGGTTATTGCAGCATAATATTTACTGTTGTGAAAGAGTACCCCTGTAACTCCAGTTTTGCTGGATTTGGGGACTCTTATGTTTCTTGCCTGAACTGTTGGTGAAGCCCACCGAACATTTCCAGGTTCGTAATTTCCTGTTGTATTGATTCTGTCAAAAGTTTCTGCACCTTTTGGTTCGCCAACTTCAAGTGCAAAGTCAGAATAATTGTGCCAAGGCTTGTAAACTGTAACGCCTTTGCCACCCCATCTTGGATAGTCTTTGTCGTTTTGATTGTAGCAACGGCGCATCATTGCCCGCCAAGTGTTATACGAAGCCTTGCCGGACCCCCCGTGTTTTGTGATGGCTTCTTTTACTCCACATCCGCATGACAAAGTGTTGCCAGTTACAAGTGACCCGCTCACAACAATCGTTTTATTGCCACAAGCACACAGACAACTCCATATAACTTTTTTAAGTTTATTGCGACCAGCGCACTCCAAGACAGTTAATTTTCCAAACACCTGTCCAGTGCGATCAATAAAATTGGTAATCATGATAAGACACTCCTTGTAAAGTGCCATCAGTATACACCAGATTTTTAGATCAGTATACATGTCACCTGCGTCCATCAAGCCTCATATCGACCCTGGTTGAGCCCAACTGCCAATTCACACCCAATCCAACAGATTCAAACTTAATGGACATCTGACGGGCGCGTACTCTTGTAAAAATCTGCCCAGTAAACTCTTCGACTGGCAGGGTTGCAATTCTCGTAATGCTTGAGAAACTGCTGGTAGCCACGGAGTGATTTGCATCGGTTGGCTTGTTTACCGTATAACCGGAGCCAGAGTTTTTGAGTGGCAACAAATACATTGTGGCGCTTGGTGAATTTACCGTAGAGCCCTCGAAAGTAACGTCAGGCAGAACACGCCACACAAACATAAAGTTGTGACCATCATCTAAGTCAAACTGCGCAGAGGTTATCGACGCGGTAATTGGCAAAGTGGTGGCTGTAGCGTTGTCGTCCAACCCATCCTCTTGGTTTACAAGGTTGTTGTAATACGTTGCTGCCAACGGGTAATCACGCAGGCCAGAGTCAAGCCATGCGGTCCGGGCCAAGTTTCCGTAGTACCAAACCTCTTCAAGATAGTTGTAGACCACATAGCGGTCAATGTCTGTTGATCCTGCCGAGCAATAGAACCACCATATCTCATTGAAGCCTTCGTTGGTTCCCGAGCATACCTGTGCGTACTGCGAGGTGTTGATGTCTTCAAATACATACCTGCGCAAGTCGCAGTTCAATGTCTGCGTCCTGCCATCGTATTTGTAGAACTTGTCTTTGCCCATCCAGTAAGACACACCAGTGGCATAAGCCACGGAGTTCTGGCCGACTATGGATATGTTCTCGCCAACAATCTGAGCGCCCCAAACAATGGGTGCGCCAACGTACTGGAGGGAATACAAGGCTGCGTCTGTCCACACCAAAACCTCTTGGCGGGCTTGGGTGGCCGTGACAATCTCAGAACCGCGAGACAGTCTTAGAAAGCCTGCTTGGTTGGTTGCAAGTGGTCCCCAGGTGTATGGGTCTTCTTGATCAGACCAGCGAATCAACATTGGGTCAATCTGGGCAGAGCCGTAGTCGTTGCACCCAAACGCAAATACAAACCTGCTGATGTCGGAAACCAACAGGTAATTTTGCTGCGTGGGTACTTGAGTTGCACTGCCAAAATCAGCCAGCTTGTAACCGTTTGACAAGATGCGGACGGTGCCTACAGCCGCAACGGTAACTTGAATGAGCGCTCCAGAGGGCGTCAGTGATATGTTGAATGAAGAGCCTGCTGCATTGCGGACGTAATACATCTCGCCGGGCAAAATGCCTACGGGCAAGGTAGAACCAGCATCCGGCGCAAAACGCAAAGGTGTACCGTTGGCATACTCGGCAGAGGCAGTGATAACTGTGGGGTTGGCCACCGTAGCTGCAAAAGTAATCGGTGTGTATCCCGAGGTGGCATCCCAATAATATATTGGACCTCCTCGTGGACCGAAGATTAAATCCTCACCGTAGTTTTGTTGGCTCCACAAGCGAATAGCGTCCGTGGATGCTTCACCCACACCCCATGCACCAGCGCCCCATGGGCCAGCACCCCAGCCCACCAATGGCACTACATAGGCAGGGCCAACATTGATTTGATACAGCGCATACACAGTACCACCGCCCGGACCAGCGGTCGATGTTGCGTTGGCACTGGCCGTGATTGTGTAAGTGGTAGCGCCCGTGACTGTAATCTCGTATTGACCAAAAATGGTCAAACCACCCACTGCCGTAGCGCCGTAGAACGTTACAAAGTCTCCGTCAATGTATCCACCATTGGCGTCTGTAACTTCAACAATGGGCGAGCCATTGGTTGTCTCAAACGGATTGGTTAATGTGACCTGATCGCGGAACGGCGTGATGTCGTTGTATATACCTCCGGCCTCAAGATAGAACTTGAGGTTGGTGCCAACACCAATCAGGTTGATACCGCCAAGAGTTACCCAGTTCCACAAAGAGCGGCAGATGCCCAAAAACGTTGACGCAGAAATACGTGCCCAGCCGCCAATCTTTTCGGGAGTTCCCTGCCGAAAGCGAATCTTCTCACTCTCGTACCATCCCCCTTCGTTCGTGTACCGTGTGTTTTCTCGGTTCACACCGGGACGAATTGCAAGTTTTTTAAGCGGCATACAGCCCTCACGCCATGTCTTTTGACTCAGCTTTGATGCTTGCAAGCCTTCGCATCCAGCCTTTGCCAAACGTATCAAAGGTATTTAAGCTCTTGTAATGAGCTTCGCGCAACGCGCAGAACGCCTCAATTA